TGCCGCACCATGAGGTAAGCTGACCATTGGCCAACCTGACATAACTTCGTAACAACTGGCAGCATCTAGCTCTCCTTCTGTGATAACGATTCGCTTTCCTGATGTGGGAAAGAGGTGCTGTCCGAAGAGAGTGCCTGATGTAAGTCCTTCGTAGTGAAAGTCTTTTGATTTAGTTTTGATTTTGAATCCAACAACCTGTCCATGCTCATCAAAATATGGGAAGCGTAAGGTATTTCCATACCGATAGATGCGATAGAAGGCGTTGGTCTTCTCGCTGATTCTTCGCTTGTGCAGCTGTTCAGCTGATCCGAGGAATTGTACATGTGTGTTCATTCTGTAAGGTGGTCTGTCCCCTTCTGCAGGGGTGTACGTTTGGCACGAAAAACAGTACGTGTGGCCGTCAGAGTAACGTGAGTTAGCGTCTGACGAACCACAGTTATCGCATGGTTCATGTGCCACAAATTCTGATTCTGTGTTCATGTTAGCCAATCAATAGGTATTGCGTGTACTGCTGCCCACTTGATGCCATGCTTCTCACACCATTGGGCATATGTGGTTTTAGATTTCTTTGAGATTCTATTGAAGGGTGCTTGGAATACCATGCGTAAGTCTATATCTGGATTATCTCTAACAACAGCTAGTATCTTACGTCTGTCTTGTGCATCCCAAAAACCTTTAGTCTCTAGCATGATACCATTAGGTAAGATGAAGTCAGGATTGTAGTGGTGCATAATAACATATGCAACCTTATGCGTCTCATACTCATAGGGTACGCCTATCGTAGTGAGTAGGTCAGCAACCTGTTCTTCTAACTTAGACCTAAAAGTCTTCTTCTTCATCAGGTTCTTCTGGTATTGGTGGCTTAGGAAGTGTCTCCGTAGGAGTTCTGAAGCCTTCAGTCTTACCGAAGAGATCTGCTACGTCAGCGTCATCCATTGTATCTGTATCAACACCAGCTCCTTCTTTTATTGCGATAACCTGTACGCCAAGTAACTTAAGAGAACTTCCGTAGGTAACGCCATCCTTGAGGATGTAAGGCTTCTGAAAGAAACCAAGTTTAACTGTAGATCCGCCATATAGTGGTGTCTTCGCATCTGTAACGGGTGTTCCCTCGGTGTCAACGACGCCGGGTCTTCTGTCCTCTCCCCATGAGAACTTAATTTTATACTTACCATCTGCTACCTCCTCCCATGGTGTGGGTTTTAGTGTGGCTCGTTTAGGATTCTTGAGTTTGCCTTGTGCCCATCCGAGCAAAGCTTCTCTTTCTAATTCTAAGGCATCGATCATGCTCTCGCCTACAATAGCAGACAATGAGTAACCGAACTTGCCCGGTTCCAGTATGGCTTGGAAGCCTTCTAGTTGTATCTCGTCAGTAACGTGTACGTTCTTTGTCATAATTAACAGAAAAAATAAGTGGATTCTATCACCGACTCTGGTTGTAAGTCACCTATGATCGGTGGTTCAGTCTTTGCCTGTATCTGACGGGCAAAGTCATTGAGATAGTCATGCTCCGCAAACAGGTGCATGTACGTCTCTCTTATTATAGCAGATAATTCATCCATATCGCAAGCCCTGCTTAACACACTGTCATGTATCAACGCTATCGGATGGTCAAATCGTTGTACTCCAAGGTGTAACAAGCTTGCATCAAGACTATGAATTAGATTGGGTGCAGTCGCAGCTTTATGTCTGGACATATCTACTTCATCTGAGTCTTCTGTGGCAACGGACAACTGGCATCGACCAAGGAGTTGTAGATCTAATCTCTCTACTTTCTTCTTGAAGATACGTTGTCTAACAACAAAACCGGAAGGTGTACACCATTCTACGAACTTAGCTCCTCGCTTCAGCTTTGCTGCTACCTCTGTCTCTATCCATTTCATAACTGACATCGGGCCGGGCACTATCATGTGCATAGCCTGACGTACGGTATGAACTATCTGTGTGAGGTCATCTTTATGTATATCTACACCCTTCTCCTTCAAAGCATCTTTGATGTATGACCTATTAGAGAAAGGCTTTGCATTGTAAGGAATTGTCATAACTGTGCGTTTCACACATTTACGATCCCATACAGGGTGCAAGTTAGTTGGTATTCCTAAGCTTAGTGCTGTCTCTGCAACCTTTGCATACGCATCTTGTGGTTTGCTAGAGGGAACTACGTTGACTAACTTAGCTGTGGACTTATCCCTTGCTAGACCAGCTAGGATCTGTAATCCTGAGCATGTAGCGTCAGTAGCCACGGGCAGTGATGTTGTGTGTCTATCACGTGCAACACAGCAATGATAGTACTCTTCACAGGCAGCGAGAAACTGCCAAGGTTCTTCTGCTGCTTCCCACTCAGCAAGGAAAGCGACTGGGTTAGTAGCTATAGCTGAGACAAGTGAGACATTATCTCGTGTCCACTCTAACCTTTCGTCCATTGTAGCTTTGTCTAGACCAAAACTGGTAGCTACTTGAAATGCTAACCACTTCTCAACTGAGTCAGCTGGTGCTTCATCAGCAAACTGTAGTAAGCTCTTACCAAAATCTGTATCTTGTGGTGTCAAGAATGCAGGGATTGGGTAGGCACGACCACGATAGTCGAACGACCAAGGTATATAAAACTCTCTGTTCATGTACCGTCGTACTGCTTCCATGGTCATGCGGGTGCGACAGGATCTCTTGAACTCTGCTGCTCGCATATTCATTACCTCTGCCGCTTCCCTTCTATATCTCTTTCTAGCTTCCTTGTTTTCAGCTATGTCGAAAGGCTTTGGTGGCAGCTCGTAATCTATTATAGGTAGAAACTTACCCACACTTATCCCTCTGTCTTCTAACAGCGTAGCGACATTGACTACGAACGGGTTTAACCGATATTTTACCTGTTGTATTTTGTTGAGAAAAGCAATGGGTATTTCTCCCTGTATACGGGAGGGATCGCCACGTCGAACTAAGTCGTGGCCTTGCATTAGCTCATTGAGTACATAACCACCACAGGTGTCGTTAGACCAGTCCTTCGGTGGTATCAACATAGGCCATGCTAACGGACTAAATATCTCAGCATTCGCCATGATCTCGTCCTTGATGTCCATAAACTCAGCGGTCGGTGCAATATACACCTGAGTTTTACGTCCCGTACGTTGTCGTTGCTTGTAAAACCAACCACTGACTTGCATAATACAGTCGAGTAACCAACCACCTAGCTTGATACGTACTGATCGAGTCCATGGTGTCCATGATTTGACATTGTACCTGTTCATCAACGTCTTGATAACAGTCAGCTTTTGCTGTGTACCTATAGCTTTATGCCAGTAGTTCTCTTTGAGTACAGCTAGCAGGCCGGGTGCATTCTGTTCGTAGTGTCTCATCTGACACTCATCCTCGATAGCTCTGCCTATAGCCTCACATACATTAGTTGCCATGTTACAACCTTCTTTGTAACCAAACACTTTATCAAATGTTATCTTACACGCTATCGCTGCAGCTGCAAGCGGTTCGATAGTAGATAAGTATATGTGTATATCCTTGAAGGCTGCACCGTACTTGCCTTGATGTATCTTCTGATTAGTCGACATAATCTGATCAACAACAAGCGGCAGTAATGTTTCTACTGATGCAATGCCATACAAACTAGCAGACGCATAGTTCTGTTGCTCTAACTTGAACGTCTGATCTCTAAGTCTCTTCAGTCCTTGCGAAATCTGTGTCCTCTCTAGTTGTATCTGCTCGTCTAGCTGGTTGGGTGTTACGTATGTCATGTTTCTGGTCGTATATCTGATTGTATAGGTGCTGATATACCTCGTGGTAATGTGGATGCTCTGGTGAGAGCATGTCTAACGCCTGTTTTTCGTAAGTGTAGACGTCATCACTTGGGATAGAAGTTCTCTTCATCGTGCTCCGTAATGTATTGTTCTGGTTTGAGATGCTGTATGTTATCGTCGGTACATATTATAAGCTCATGTTGATGTTCTTGCAACAACTGTGCCAATCTCTTTTTAGCTGCAGAACGTCTTTGATATGTGTACTCTTTGACTTTACCTGTCACGCAATGAACTGTACGAATGATACACTCAGTCTCTGGTATCATAACCCATCCATTCATCTTCCACTCCATAAACAAGTCGTACTCCATAGGCTCAAACCATTCGGCAGGGCTGTTAGCTATCTTATTGTAGTTGTTTGGAAAGTATTTCTTCGTCATAGGGTTTGTATCTCCTGTTAGGGTTATCATGTCGGTCAAGGTAAACGTCCTTGAGTGTAGTCTTATACCAGTCCTTGCACATGGCATCTGCTC